GATTTTGATAATGCTAACCCTAATGAACTTAAAAAAGCTATCCCTGAATATTTAAGAGAAAACCCAGCAAATAAACAATATGACTTATTTGTTGATATGGTTGCTCAATATTATGATAATGTTTGGTTATATACAAAAGATATTACTCAAAAATATAATGCTGATAATAGATTAAATTTTGGAATTAGTAAAACCTTAGTAGCAAATGCTATTCAAGATTTTGGTTTAAAATTATATCAAAATCAATTTCCAAATAAAGATTTATATACAGCGTTTTTAGGAGTTACTCCTCAAGGAGACATATTTGCCGACCCTTCAATTTCAGGATCTTTACCAGTTCCCACGGGAATGGAGTTTGTAGATACTATGATTTCTGCCTCAAATGATATACTTCCCTTAGATGATACTAATAAAGCTTTATATAAAAGAATTTATCACAACATTCCATATCTGCTCAAAACAAAAGGAACTCTTACTGGGCTACGAGCATTAATAACTTCATATGGTATACCTGATACTATATTAAGAATATCTGAATTCGGTGGTAAAGATCAGGTAAATGCTAATGACTATGATTTATATTTTAATAATTTTAATAATGCACATCTTAATGTAGCTGAAAATTATATTAGCAGTTCTTGGGAAGTAAATGGAAGATGGTTTTCCCCCTCTAATAGGCCTTCTACAGTTGAATTTAGATTTAAATCCGAAAAATTTCCACCTACTAATTTATCCCAATCATTATTTAGTTTATATAATGGTTCTACCCTAGTATCGGATTTAGTATTAGAATATAATGGTTCAGGGTCTCTTAGTGGTTCATATTCCTCATCTATTCAAGATCCCTCTTTTCAGTACACTAATTTAAAATGGATCCCAGATGTAACAGCTGGCAATTCTGCTAGCATATCATTTCCATTTTTAAATAATGATTGGTGGTCAGTAATGATAACAAGTGGCAGTTCAAATGGATTTGAATTAACTGCGGCTAATAAAATATATAATGGTAATGATGGAACTTCTATAGGTTATATTAGTTCATCTTTAATTAATACAGGATCATGGACTTCCTCTACTAAAGCTTATTTTGCAACTTCTTCTACACATGAAGGGTTTTCGGGATCATTACAAGAAATAAGATACTATAATACTATTTTAAGTGAAAGTGTATTTAAAGATTATGTAATGAATCCTTTATCTATAGAAGGTAATAATATAAACAGTACACCTGATCAATTAATATTTAGAGCAGCTTTAGGAAGTGAGTTAGATACTTCTACTACCTCTATACATCCTAAAATAACAGGATCCTACAGTGCTTACACTCAATCCTTTGCTACTAATAGTAGTTTTTATGTTAACAGTGGTTTAAATTTAAAACCAAATACTGAAACATTCTTTTTGGACCAACCTGCAGTTGGTATAAAAAATAGAATAACAGATAAAATTAGATCCGAAAGTGATACTTTACCCTCGGGTAGTACTTTATCCCCTATTCGTAGATTATCTCAAACTACAGAAGCAAGTGCTTCATACACACCTAATATAAATTATTTAGAAGTAGCATTTTCTCCTCAAAACGAAATTAATGATGATATTATAGGACAATTAGGCCATTTTAATATTGGTGATTATATAGGTGACCCAAGACAAAGATTTTCGGGAAGTTTATATGAAGACTTAAACACTTTAAGTAAAGAATATTTTAAAAAATATATTAAACAATATAATTTAGTAGATTTTGTTAGATTAATAAAATTCTTTGATAATTCATTATTTAAGATGATAAAAGATTTTATACCTGCAAGAACTAGTTTAGCATCAGGTATTGTAGTAAAACAACATTTATTAGAAAGAAATAAATATAAACAACCTTCAGTATCCTATAGAGATGAATTATTAACAGGTTCTATTAGTATAGCTACTATTTCAGGAGGGGCCGCAGGTGTATTTAATCCATTTAATGGGTTGTCTACTTCTCCAGTTGGAACTTTAGGGTCAGGACCTAATAATAGATTTGGTATAACACAAAGTTTTTTAGAAACCCATACAGGTTTTTCAGGTTCTATAACAGTAACAGCTAGTTCCCAGGATGAATTTTATAATGGGGAATTTAGTGGTTCTACTTTAATAATATCTAATGGAGAATTAAATGAGGGTTGTGCTGAGTTTAAAGAAATAGATCCTATAGGGGTATCATATGGAATAAGAGCTTATCGTTCTACTAATGATGATTACTTCTTTTCAAGTTTTATTAATCCTCTTAATAATCCTACAGATGGTTTTATCTCAACATATTTTCAAGATGACACTTCACCCGCATTACCATTTCCTAATCCCTCATCTTAAAACATTTATGTAAAATGTCAGGACTTATACAATATATTAAAATAGCAAGAATAGATAAAAATGGTATAGATAATACTACAGCATTAGAAACATTATCTACACTTGTACTACCCTCGGGTTCTAGCTTTACAGAATATAAAATTTTAAGTAAAACTAGATATCAAAATTATTTTTTATACTATGTTCAACCCCCCGATAGAAATAATATTCCTAATGAAATTACTTCTTCTCTTAATTATGATCTTACGGGAAGCTTAGGTGGTACAACTTTATTTGACTTAGGGGTTGGAGGTGTAGCTTTCCCGATTCCAACTACTACAGCAACGGGTTCATCATCTTCTTTCTTATATAATTCTTCCCAACAAAAAATTCAATTATTAACTTATCCCCAAAAAGATTTACATTTAAAAACAAACTCATTTTTTGTAACATCTTCAGATAATGGGGTGTTTGTTGAACTATATAGAGCAGATTCATCATTATCCCCTTCAAGTATTGTACGTCTTACAAATAATACTCAAATTAACGCAGGTGGGTTTAAGGGTCCATTTACTAGAGAAGCTACTATTACAGGAAGTCTTACAGGTGATGTTTTCTTTTTAGGAGCAACGGCAAATAGTTTTCCAATATCTGGAGGGCCTTTTATAAAAGTTGGGGTTGTAGATGGAAGTAAACTTGAACCTATGAATCTTTTTGTAACTTCATCAGCTGCTACTGGAGATGCCTTACGGACTATAATAGAACCTAATTTTACTTCTAAATTTTTTGATGAAGATTGTGACGTATTACAAAATAATGCTACTCAGGGCATACCTAATAATTTACTACAAAAAGTAGATTATAGTACAGATGCCATGAATCCCGTTAATTTTGAAGCCCTAATAAGTGGAACTGCAGAAACTGTAGATATACCACAATCCCATTTTGAAATTAGTTCTATACTTAATCCAACTTATAATAAATCAATAGTACAATCTGATGATGTAAATTTATTTAGATATTATAGAATACCAAAACTTACAGATTTTGGAAATCCTATTAATGCTGGGAATATAGGACAAACTCCATCAGTATCATCTTTAGATACAACTATATATGAATTTGAATGGGGAGGAGGCACTTCACCTTTAATACTGGGTTATGGGGCAGTAAAAATGGGGAG